ACCCAATAAATAAGCGTAATAATCGGTATTACCCCAATCTTGAGTATTGTCACCAACTGTGATTTGTTTAAACGCTCCCCATCCTGTAGCCGTTGGGTATTTAACTGAAGGACAAGCCCCTTTTAAATAACCTGGTCTACCTAATACGAATCTGTCAGTATTTGTTCTTGATTCTCTATAAATGTCCCATCCATCAAAACCACCTTGTACTATGAATGAGAATTTACGAGCGTAAAGTCTATAGTATGGGTTAGATTCGTTTTGAGGGTCAGAACTAAAGTTATCTGAACCTACGAAGAACGCAGTTGTTGCACTTGTTATTGCCGATAAAACATATTTGTTTTCTTCAACATTAAATTCTTTTTGGTAGAAAGTATTGTTAATTGTTATGCCAGACGCTCTGTTATCCATATGGAAACCTTTAGTTTTAGTATCCCACAAAGCTCCTGTACTTTGAGTACAAACATCCAATGGTAATTGTTTACCTTTGTAAGCCGTGAAATCAACATCATAACCAATAGTGTCAGAAACACCTAAATAAGTTCTACGAACATTATCACCATTACTTCTAATTGCGTCATCCGCACCTGAAGATAATCCGAATGGTGGGTTATAAATAACTTCACCTGGATAATCGTATTTAGTTTTATAAACAGGGAATGGTGAACGAACTCCTGTGTAAGTTCTTGTGTCGTAACCTTCAAAACCACAAGGTAATGCGTCTATCGGTGCGTTTTCATTCATTTCTAACATCACGTATTTAGAATTCAATTCGAATTCACCATCAGATGTACCGATTTTTTTCGCGATGAAGTTATTTTGATTAGCATCCATAGAACAATTAGTAAATTTCTCGATAACAACCGGAGCTGAATCAGAATCATAATAATCTCTAACTAACACATCAAAAGTACCATTTCCAAATGAAATATTAGCGATTGATATTTTAACGTCAGTGTTTGCAGCGTCACCATCAGCTATTGTTGTAAATTTGAATAAACGATAAACTTCCGTTCCTCTTAATTCAGATACAACCCAAGGGGATGTTGGTGATTGGTATTTCTCTAAATAAAAACCTAATGATGTTGGGTCAGCACCTTGTCTAGCGTCAGGGTATGCCTCAACTGTTGAGTTTAAACCTCTAATAAATCCTTTTCTCCAAGCGTAATTTAATAATGATTGATATTTTTCTTCTACGAATAAAGGAACAGAATTTCTATCTTTAGTAAAATTAGTTGAACCTAACACTTTACTGATATATTTTGAATCTGAGTTAGATAATGATGTTTCAAATGAGAACTGAGTTCCTGTTCTACCCGTTGCGTTAATTACAAATGTTGAATATGGGTTTTTAGTTACCCCTGAATAAACACCTGAAGTGTTTAAACTAACTTGTGTTAAACCTGATACTTCATAAACAGGACCATTTTGACTTGAATAATCAGCTAAACCTCTTGAACGTAAAGTTGCAATAACTAAATTGTCATAATCTAAAAATGGTTCCCCATCTAAAACAAAAAATGTCCCTACTAATGAACCCGAATAACAAGTTGTTGTCGAACCAACATTCATTGTTCCTGTATTACCTGTCGTTGCAGGGTCACAAGGGTTATCGTTACTAACACATACAGTCCAATTTGTTGTTACTGTATTGTCATCGGAAACTAAAGTATAAACTAAACAAGTTGTGAAATCATTTACAGTGTCATTACTAACTTGTGATACTGAACTAATTTTCACATCTGTAGTACAAGCACTAAATGTTGAAATTACTTTTGTCGTATCAACATTTGATGGTACATACACATAAATCGTGTTAGTGTTATAATTAATGTTACCTGTACAAGTACCGATAGTTAATATGTTGATAGTTGCGTTTAATGCTGAACCACCTTGAGCGATTGTTACTACATCACCAACTAAATAACCTGTACCTGCTTGATTAATTGTTACACCCGTTACTACATTACTACTATTAACTGCAACGTTAACTGTTAATCCAGTCCCTGTACCACCTGTTGTTGCAACATTAGTTCCGTTAACATAACTTGAACCTGCGGCATTTAAACTTGAGGTTAAAACGTTACCCTTAACAGAATAATTGTAAAATGATGCACAATTAGAAAGGGATGACGTTTGAGTTAATCCTGTAACTGTTGTATAGAAAGAAGAACCCGTGTATAAACCACCACCTAAGTTATCAAATAATGCGTAATACCAAGAATCATTAGACGGAGCTGAATAATTGATAGTATCGCTATTCATTGTATCAGTTTGAAAAACGTTTGTTCTTCCCGTGTAACCTAGTGTTGTATTATCGTCGTAATAAAGTCCAGGAACCGCACCATAATAATATACTGAAGTAGCCTCTTTAGCGTTATCTAAAAGAGTGTCAAAAACTTGAGCCTTCATTTTTTCATTAATGCTACTAATACTACCATCAAAATTTTCGTATGGTAAATTTAATTTGTTTAAAAGTGCTTGAGGGACATCAGTTGTTGTGAATCCAACACTAGTAGGACTGTTAGTACAACCTGTAAATGGAATTTCAAAATCAACTTCATAATATTCAACACATTCTGAAATACAATTTGCGGTAACCGCACTTAAACAATAAAACTGAATTGTTGTTGGGTTTACATTCGCTTTGGTAGTTATTGACCAAGATGGACCCGCGTCATAACCAGAAAGTCCTAAGATTCTAGTTACGAACAATTGATTTGATTGTTGTAAATAAGATTTAGCGATATATGATGCCTCATATTTAGGGATTTGTGTATTTACAAATTTCTCAGGTGAATTACCTCCGAAGAATGTTGAGAACTCGTCAAAATTACGGATAAAGATTGGTTCGAATGCGGGACCTTTTAACGTCTCCCCAACGATACCCAATGTAGTTACCCCTACACTTTGTGCTACGAAACTCAAATCAACTTCTGAAGTGTAAACTCCCGGTGAAACAAATACTTTACTGTTTGTTGCCATTATTTTTTTGTTTTTCTAAAAAGATTTATTTTTATTTGATAAATATTCAGAAAAAAACCAAAATACTTTACTTCCTACGAGGTATTTATATTTTAGGTAGATTATTTTCTACCTTTTTTCTACTATGGCAGAGGACAATAAGAAGATTAAAAATCTAAAGATATCGGAAGAAGTACACGAAATTTTAAAAAATTACTGTGATAAAAGGGGTATTAAAATATACCGATTTTTGGAAAAGTTAATTGTTGAAAAGTGTAAAGAAAAGAAAGATATTTACGGTGAAGATTAAAGTAACTGATTATTAAGAGTTATTAATGCCTCATTGGCGTCGTTCTTTTTTATTGCGATAATTTTTAGAACGTCATTAGTATTAATTTGTATTTCACTAATATCACCCCCAACATATTGGTTATTAATGAACACATCATAACCTTCAATATTTTGAGTTTCACCAATGTTTAAATTAACGGTATATTCGAATAATTGAGAAATAGTGTCATTACCAACAACAAATAAAATATCCGAATTTAAACTACTTGGATTTAAATTTGGTTTATTTCCTTTTCTTTCTTTATTTGTTTGTAATTCATAAACCTGTAACACTCGACTGATTGCTGGTGAAACCTCAAATTCATCTTCATCAATTAAAAATCCTAACATTGTAAATTCGTATGTTTGGATATAGTAACGTCTTTTTTCTAAATCATTAACAGATTCATCAGAGATATTACCTTGGACGATAGGGATATAATGACCTTTAATATTTGCGTAGGCTTGTTTTGATGCGAATTTACCCAATACAATTTTATTGAACTCGTTTAATTCTCTCATCCGATTACACACAATTTTAACTTGGTATGTAATATCAACAGGTATTGGTTGTGGTATTTTGTAAATGTCCGTCCCATTTCTTTGCCCATCCCAAGTTGGTACTTGAGCATAAAAGTATTGTCGTCTATTTGGAATATTGTAAACTACTGCAGGATTTGTCCCAAATTTAACTTCGGGCATTCTAACCACCGTAATAAATGGGGGTTCAGCGTTTTTATCAATGTTTTGGAAATTCCAAGTCTCAATAAATTGTGACCAATTTTGAGTTGTAATTAAAATATCAACCATTGGGATTTTTTTACCATCAACGATTGTTTGTAAATCATTCTTAACAAAACTTAAAAAACCACCATCCAAATCGGCGTGTAATAACGACTTTGGTAGGTACGTCCCATCTTTGTTGATTTTATCTAATAACTCGTACCTTCTCGGTAAAAGTGTTTTAGATTCCGTCAATGGAATATGTTTTTTAATATTACTTTTTTTTGGTAATCCCATTTTTATTATTTTTTAGGTGTGTTATCGTGACCACATTTATGACATATGTATTGGTCAGGTTTACCTTCCTCATCTTTCAAAGACCAATTCCAATTACAATTACGGCCGGCACAAAAAACTTCATTCTCGATGATACCTTCAATTAATTTAAATTGACGTTCAGTTATAACAATTTTCATAACCCTCTAAATTCGTTATCAGTTACAGGTGACGCACCAATACTTCTATAGTAAGGTCTTGTTCCCGCATAATTATGTTTATTGTCAGACACAACCCTACCATCATTATTGACCGTGTAATATCTAACTTTAGTTTCTGTTTCATAATATCCAATGTAATCCCCAAAACTAATGTCAATTCCTAACTCGTCTAAATGATGTTGATAAACACCAACTTTAAGATTACCAGGTTCGAATTGGTCAACTTTTGATGTCCCAATTGTTTTATTTTCAGGTGCCAATATTTGAACATAACCTTTAAATTCAATAGGTGGTAAAAAGATTATTCCATCTGAAATTGATTCACCATATACGTCATCTGTCTTAGTTTTAATTCTGTCAACACGATATAATACCAATGTAAAATTCATATCACCGTGAAGCCATTCTTCACCCATATTTAAATCAAGATTGAAATCTTCACCACCGAAAAATTTACCCAAACGGGTTATTGGAATATTATTGCTAGACATATTGATAAATATCTTAATATTTATTATTTTTTAAACAAAGAATTAGTTTTGGAAAACAAAATCGTATCTATAGAACAACGGGCAATACAAATACTTGAAAATTATTCAGGGGGAAATAACTATATCCTAAAATTAAAATTACAGAAAGAGACCCATAAAAAGTTTCACCCAACAAGAGCTCAATCAGATTATGTTGTAAATTATTCTGACTACCCTCCAAAAGTTGCCAAAAAATGGGTGGAATTAGACCCATATTTTGCTAAGAAGATTGCTGACCAAAATTTATACACTGAAATACCTAAACAAGTTTGGGTTGAGAAATTATTGGTTGAAAAAGAAAAATCATACCATATTTGGGGGAAAATTAATGAGGATGAAACTATCCACGATTTTTGGATGCCAAAAGGTGCTATGTTAAAAACCCATAAAACAGAAGACGTTGTAATTGATTACTCAAAATATTCTCATCGACCACCATTAGAACATCAAAAATTAGCGATTGAAAAATTAACGGGGTCTAAAAGATATATTTTGGCTGACGATATGGGTTTAGGAAAAACCACAAGTACAATTATTGCCGCTTTAGAAACGGGGGTTAAAAAGATTTTAATAATTTGTCCTGCGTCTTTGAAGATAAATTGGCAACGAGAAATTGCTAACTATACGGATAGAAGTGTGTATATTGCTGAGGGTAAAAACTTCTCATTAGAACACGATTTTGTAATCATTAATTACGATATCTTAAAGAACTTTTACGACCTCAAAGATAAAGAAAATTCATTAATCACAAAATGTGGTTTTGATTTAATCATTATTGATGAAGCCCATTATATACAAAACGCTCAAGCTCAAAGAACAAAACTTATTAATAGTTTCTCAACTAAGACTGACAGATTATGGTTGTTAACGGGAACTCCGATGACTTCAAGACCGATGAACTACTTCAACTTATTGAGTTTGATTGAAAGCCCTGTTGCTCAAAATTGGATGGCCTACGCTATTAGATATTGTCAAGGTTATCAGTTCACCGCAGGTAAACGAAAGATATGGAACGTGTCGGGGGCATCTAATTTAGAGGAACTTAGAGATAGGACCTCAAGACAAGTATTAAGACGATTAAAAACCGAAGTGTTAGATTTACCTGATAAAATTATCACACCCGTATATCTTAGATTAAAGTCTAAAGATTATGAGACTGAAGTTGGTGAATACTACAATTGGTATGAAAATAAAAAAGAAGAGTCTAAATCATTAACGGTACAATTCAGTAAGTTGATGAAAGTAAGACAAATAATTGCGGAAGAAAAAATAAAACAAACAATAGAGTTA